AAAGTGGTCCACAATCAGAAGGGTTGCTATCCCTTAAAAACCGTGTTATTAACTCATAGGAGAATTGAATGGCAGACATAGATAAAGGACTCCCTAACACTCGTACTGAAATTGAAGTTCCTTCGGAAGAAGAACTAAAAGAAGTTGATGTTCAAGAGGAGGAAGTAGAAAAAGGACCTGTTGAAGTAACACCAGAAGAAGATGGTGGTGCAACTATTAATTTTGATCCAAGTTCTGTCAATGTACCTGGAACACAAAATCATTTTGACAACCTAGCAGATATTTTACCAGACGAAGTTTTAGAACCTATTGGAAATGAAATGGTTCAAAATTTTATGGACTACAAAATGTCCAGAAAAGATTGGGAACAAACTTATACTAAAGGTTTAGATTTATTAGGATTTAAATACGATGATCGAACAGAACCTTTTCAAGGAGCAAGTGGGGCAACGCATCCTGTACTTGCTGAAGCAGTCACACAATTTCAAGCACAAGCTTATAAAGAATTATTACCAGCAGATGGTCCAGTAAGAACTCAAGTTATTGGAGTTAAAACTCCACAAACTGAACAACAGTCACAACGTGTAAAAGATTACATGAACTATTTGATTATGGATCAGATGAAAGAATATGAATCAGAATTTGATTCTATGTTATTTCATTTACCTCTTTCAGGATCTACATTTAAAAAAGTTTACTATGATACTAACATGGGCAGAGTAGTATCTAAGTTTATACCAGCAGATGAATTAGTTGTCCCGTATACGGCTACCTCATTAGACGATGCGGAGGCAGTAATTCATACTGTGAAGATTTCTGAAAACGAATTAAGAAAACAACAAGTCAACGGTTTTTATTCTGACGTAGAATTAACAGCTCCTAATTCAGATAATAATAATGAGTTAGAAAAAAAAGAACGTGAGCTAGAAGGTACAAGAAAATCTGGAAAACAAGATGACATATATACTTTGTTAGAGTGTCACGTTAATTTAGATTTAGAAGGTTTTGAAGATAAAAATTCTGAAGGAGAAGAAACAGGAATTAAACTTCCTTACATTGTAACTGTAGAAGAAGGTAGCAGAACAGTTCTTTCTATTAGAAGAAATTATGCTCCTGATGATATTAAGAAAAATAAAATACAATACTTTGTTCATTTTAAATTTTTACCAGGATTAGGTTTTTATGGTTTTGGTTTAATTCACATGATTGGTGGATTGAGTAGAACTGCAACACAAGCTTTAAGACAACTATTAGATGCAGGAACATTATCTAATTTACCTGCTGGATTTAAACAAAGAGGAGTTAGAGTTAGAGATGAAGCTTCTCCAATTCAACCTGGTGAATTTAAAGATGTAGATGCACCTGGCGGTTCATTAAGAGATGCTTTCTTCCCATTACCTTACAAAGAACCTTCACAAACACTATTACAATTAATGGGTGTTGTAGTAGGTGCAGGACAAAGATTTGCGGCTATTGCTGATATGCAAGTAGGCGATGGTAATCAAGGCGCTGCTGTTGGTACAACGGTTGCATTACTTGAAAGAGGTTCAAGAGTTATGTCTGCAATACACAAAAGATGTTATGCAGCTATGAAAAATGAATTTAAATTACTAGCTAAAATCGTTGCACAGTATTTACCTCCTGAATATCCTTATGATGTTGTAGGGGGTCAAAGAAATATTAAACAAACTGACTTTGATGATAGAGTGGATGTTGTTCCAGTTGCAGATCCGAATATATTTTCGATGTCACAAAGAATTACTTTAGCACAGACACAGTTGCAGATTGCAACGTCTAATCCACAATTACATAACATGTATCAAATTTATAGAAACATGTATGAAGCAATTGGTGTTAAGGATGTCGATGCAGTATTGCCTCCACCTCCACCACCTTCACCAGTAGACCCAAGTATTGAACACATTAATGCTTTAGGTGGTAAACCTTTTCAAGCTTTCCCTGGACAAGATCATCAAGCACACATTACAGCACATTTAAACTTTATGTCGACTAACATGGTTAGAAATAACCCTGCAATTATGGCTTCGATACAGAAAAATATATTAGAACACATCTCAATTATGGCCCAAGAACAAGTTCAACTTGAATTTAGAGAACAATTAATGGAAATGCAGATGATGCAACAGCAAGCAGTTAACAATCCACAAATTCAACAACAACTTCAACAGATGACACAACAAGTAGAAGCAAGAAAAGCGGTGTTGATAGCTGAAATGACTGATGATTTTATGAAAGAAGAGAACAAAATCACTTCTCAATTTGATTCAGACCCACTATTGAAGCTAAAAGCACGTGAAGTTGACCTAAGAGCAATGGAAAATGAACGTAAAAAGGAATATGACAAGGCTCAAGTAGAGTTAAACAGAGCAAAATTGATGCAATCAAGAGAATTAGCTGAAGATAAGATGGATCAAAACGAAGAATTAGCTAAATTAAGAGCTGGAGTGAGCCTTGCAGGCAAAGGAATCAGTCAAGCTAACATAATGATGGAGGATTAACTATGCCGATGACTAAAAAAGGTAAAAAAATTATGAAATCCATGAAAAAAAAGTATGGAGAGAAAAAAGGTGAAAAGATATTCTATGCATCTAAGAATAAAGGTGTTATAAAAGGGGTAGAAAAAGGTAAAAAATCATGATGAACTATAAAAAAGAAAAAACAATTAGCATTCCTGATCAAAATGTAGAAATAGATGTAAGATCTAAGACTACAGCGGAAAGAGCTTCGTTCAACAGAATCCCAACAGGAGACAAAGAACAAGTTCAAGGTCAAAAAAGAATGTTAGCTGAGAAAAAAAGAAAAGCTACCTGGTATTAGTCTTATGTTCCCGTGGAGTATCATTGGCACGGCGTTAAAGACGGGTGCTGAAATCTATAAAAATAAAAAAAAGAGCGAGATCATTATGTCAGAGGCACGAATCGTGCATGCTGAAAAGATGAAACGAGGAGAGATCGAGTACAGTGGACAGATTGCTCAAAATCAAAAAGGCGACTGGAAAGACGAATTCGTACTTTTAGTATTGACATCACCATTGGCTATTTTATTTTATTCCGTATTTGCTGAAGATGAAGAGATACAAGCTAAATTAGATTTATATTTTATGAAACTTCAGGAAATGCCATGGTGGATAGTTTCATTATGGGTATCTGTCGTTGCAGCGATATATGGAATCAAAGCAACTGATTTAATTAAAACTGGAGGAAAAAAATAATGAGAAAAAAATTTGAACTAGGTGGATTAACAAAAGCACAAAAAACTTTACCACCAAAATTACAAGCTCTTATTAAAAAGAAGAAAAAGAAAAAAGAAACTAAACCATCTATGATGGCAATGGCTATGGAGGGTAAAAGATAATGGCTTACAAAGATAAAATACAAAAAATAGCAGAGGATAAAAAAACAAAAGATCGTATAGAATATTTTTCTAAAAACAAACCTGGATTTTCAGGATCAAAAAAAGATAAAGAAGAAATGATAGATAAATTTTCTAAAAGAAAAAATTTATCTAAAAAAGATGCTGAATCATATTTAAAATCTCAATCAATTCAAGATGACACTGCAAAATTTGATTCTAATTTTAAAGCTAGTGATGAAATTAGTGAAAAAAATTTATCTGGAAGAGAAGGTTCATTTGCTAAAGGTGGATTGGTAAGATCAGGTAAACCCAAAATAGCTAAAAAAGGTTGGAGATAATGGCAAATAGAAGATACAATGCACAAGTAGCTAATGATAGAGCATGTATGTCTAAAGGTGGATCAACTTCTAAATATCATACTACTAAAGAAGGTAAAAAAGCTAAAAAAGGTTTATGGTATAATATTGCTATGAAAAGAAAACGTGGCGAGAAGATGAGAAAAAAAGGTGAGAAGGGTGCACCTACAGAAGCTGCAATTAAAAAATCACAAGCATAATGAGAAGATATTTTCAAAAAGGATCACCTAAAATTTATGATCAATTAGAACATAAAGTTCCTTATCCACATGGTCAGAGAGTTGAATTAGCTAAAGGTGGAAGAACTCCTGCTTGGCAAAGAAAAGAAGGTAAGTCTGCTTCCGGAGGCCTGAACCGTAAAGGTATTGCATCTTATAGGGCAGCTAATCCTGGATCAAAATTATCAATGGCAGTAACTACTAAACCATCTAAATTAAAGAAAGGTTCTAAAGCTGCCAACAGAAGAAAGAGTTTTTGC